AGTCGGCGATGTCATTGTGATTTTCCAACGTGCCAAACATGATACTACCTCCTGAAAATTCCTTCAGTTCGTCAGTATCGCCGGATTTGTTGTTGCTCTTTCTGGCTGCCTGAGATTGCAACAAATCCTTCATGCCTGCGTCGGCCATGATCTTGTCCAGTTTCAGGGCTGATTTTTTAACCAGTTTTGGCGAACCTACCGTAAACCAACTGTCTGCCGGGCTGTTTTCAATTATCCATGCAAGGCCGGGAATAATTACGCCGGAACTTAACCCAATTTGCTGCCCTTTCATTACGGTAATCCAGCGGGCCGGGTGGTCTTCGGCTAAACAATCAATTATCTCCCTGCAATATGGCGTTCGGCTATAACGATACGGGCCGGGGAATGGCTGGCGCATAATTACACGGCGCTCAACCCATTCACTAGGCTTTTCAGTTGATAGTCTTACTTTGCTATCCTCTATAATCCGCCTTATCTGCTCCCGTATTATGTTATTGTCGTTGAACATAGTTCAGTTGTTTTATGTTCTTTCGCCCTGTCCACGGGCATTTGAATATAGTTCAATAATCTTGTCAATGCTCTTAATGCCATCATTCAACGCTTTATCCCCTGCATTGTTTACGCTGGCAACTACCTTCCCTTTCAGCATGGCAATAGTATTATTGTCCAGCCCGGCCAATAATGCTACTTCTCGTACAAAATCATCTAAAGTGTACTTAAATGATTTCATCATGTGCAAATTCTGCTGCTTGAATGCAGGTATAACGCTATCTGTAGGAATTACTGCGCCTGTTATCTTCTGTTTCTTAATGGCCTGTATCTCAATTTCAATTTGAGTTTTAGCCAACTGCATTTCTTTTATCCGCGTATCAACGTCAAAACGGGCCGCATTTGAATCATTTTGGCTTTTTACATCCTGCTCTTTTGCTTGATTTTTGAACAATCCCGGCATTTTCATACCTATTTTCCCATTAAAAACCGGTTTTACAGGCTGTTTTTGCTCAAATTCAACTGTTTTTTGCTTAAAATCTATCGAAATGGTCTCAACATTCGATTTTGCCGGTCTCCCACGCTGCCCAGTTCCGCTTTGCTTCAACCTCAGGAACTCAGCATTGATAGGGTTGTCGCTGTCTATCAAATCGCCATCATACACAATTTTTCCCCGCCTAAACATCGTTGAAATGTGCTTAGCATGTATTCCGGCAAGGTCGGCAAAATCGGATTTTGTATAATGTGGCATTTACAGAGTGCTTTTATCGGCAAAGTGAATTGAGCAAAAAAATATTTACAAATCAGCCCGCTTGGCTTTCCTCTTATCGAGGTACTCAATGGCCTTTATGTCGCCATTTTGCGCCATCTGCGCCAATGCTGCATCAACTTTGAATTCAAATAACACACTGCCTTTCAGGTACGTTTCATGGAATTGGCCTGTTTCGTTATTCAGGTGCTTTTCCATCTTTTCAGGCTCCCAATTCAAAATCATAAACATGCGCTGCGGGTCATAACCCAAAGCGCCAAACCAGTTGATTTTACTCAGTTCATCTTCGGTAAGTTCTTCCATATCTCACTAAAATGGTAAATCTTCCTTTGGTACCGTATTCCTCACAGGCTGGCGCTTACCTGCTCCTGTTTTACGCCTGTTAGCCCTGGCCTTGGCCTGGTTCCTCTTGATCGCTTTCGCTTGACTCCCTGATGCCATCGTTTTTAATTGTTTTCCAGAGCTTATTCACTCTGATTGGTTTTTGAATAGTTTTATACTTCGAAATTATGGAATCTTGATAATCATTGTTGAAATTGTACAAAATTTCATTTTCCTCAATCATTATCTGCTCAATGTTGGCAGATGTTCGCAAGTTGGCACTACCATGTATTACAACGAACTTCCCGCAATGCGTCTCGAATATGCAGGTCTTGCAGTGGGTACCTGCAACGGCTAGTTGAAACTTGTTATCCTTATCCAGCTCATCATACATGTACTCAATCAGATTGTGCCTTTCATGGCTGAAAAAGTACGCCGATATTATCAAATTCAATTCATCTACAAAATTACCACCCAGCAGGTTAGCCATACTATCAACATTGTTTTGTGATAGGCTCAATGTTGAAATGGTCATTTTTTTCACGTGCCAATTATTACGAACAATAAGCGCCTCAATGAAATCACCGAAAATGAAAGAACCATTGATAATAACAAAATGCCTCCCGCCCTTTTCAATTACAATATCTTTTGCAAGGTCTTCCGCATACTCGTACTTCAATAAGTGGTCGGGTATATCCTTCGTTATCGGTGGCTTAATGTACCTGGTGTTAAATTCTTGGTTAACGTCAACAAACCCGGAAAACTCCGCAAGGTTTATTTCAGTCCCAAATTCTGGAATATCAGGAACTTGAAATGTAGGAATATCAGGTAAATCAAACATGCCCATATATGCAGTGGTATTTTCTTAAAAATACAAAATTAAGTGCAAATATCCTAATAACTCCACAAATAATACCACAGATAGCCAAATATTGTGGGACTTGTGGACTGGTGCGGTGTACCATACATTGTAAAAGAATATAGATTTCCCGGAAGTACCTTTCAAAATTATACCAAGCTATTGATAGTCAACCAATTACTAGTGCAAACAAACGCACATTGATAGTACACGCATGCGCTGAGTGCTGTAATGGTGTATTGGGGTGTGTTGATGGGTGTGTTACGACCATACACAACACGCCCCCTCCGTATGTCTGGAATCTCTCGAAAAACCAGTAATACACCGCCTGCCTGTTAACAGGATCAGTGATGCATCGTGCCGAACTTTTTATGTAATGGAATCCCCCGCCACGTGTTAGCTGCGTGAGGGCTACGTAAGCGGGTGCATGGCCTTTGGTTGGCTCTCCCTTCTTAACCGCCTGTTATCTCGGTATGGTGATGCAAATGTATAGGAATATTCATTGCACAAAAAAAGCCACCATATAGGCGGCCTGTTAAAATTGGGGTGGTGGGTTAATTGCGGAGGTAAACTTTACCTAGTGCAACGGCCTCATACATACGTGCGTACAGTGTACTATTAAGGCGCTTACCGTCGCTTGTCTGAGGGTAGAAGAATACACGTTCTGTACCTGGCTTTACCATTCTCATGATGGTGATAGATTTGTCGCCCGATACTATTGTTTTAACTGCTATTCTGTTTGAAGTGTTCATATCTTTTGCTTTGTTGTTACTTTGATAGAACAAAGATACTACAATCGTAGCATAACTCCCAAACATTTTACTAAGTTTTTTTTTATTCGGGCTGTAATTCTGTTTTGCATATGCGAGCCGCATCTAATTGCGCATTCCTGGTTAATTTGCGGCACCAGCATTTAAGAAATGGGGACCACCTAAATCCGGATCGCTTTAATGCTACAATTACATTTGCTGCCGGCTTGCCTTCAAAGTGAATTTTTAACCGGTCGTCTGTTGCGTCGGACTGGATACGGGCCCCGTTTATAGTACAGTCATTTACCCCGTTTTCTTCCTGTTGCTGCCTTAATTGGTTCTTTGCCTGCAATTCCTTTACCCTGGCCTCTAAGCGCTTAATTTGGGCTAAATTGTTAGTTAAACTAAACCCGGCAAACCCTACACGACCGCAATAGTCGGGGCGCAATAGTTTGCGACATATCGCATCGCTCCAGCCTGTTTTCTCTATTAATTCAGGTAGGGCAGTTTGTTGGCCTTTGTGCTTCTTAACTATCACATTGGCGGCCTTCATTGCTTCGTGATTTACTTTGCGCTGATTCAGGTTAATTATTGCCTGCTCAAGCTCCGGTAGGGCGGTTTTCTTCCGTTCGCTGCGCTGGATCATGGCAAGTACTTTAGTACGCCACTTTGTAAACTCTTGGTACCTGCTGTGCTCCCTGTTGCGGTTGCGCTCCATCTTATCAACCTGGAAATTTGCAGGGCCGGTAATAACAGAACTGGCACACCTTGACTGAGCAATTAACCACGCTGAAAAATAGCTTTTGAACTTTGAACTATATTTATCATGGTAGTTATCCGGCACGTTTTTAAGGTCTTCAGCAAGCATATTTTCATGCTCTGTAATTGTCCGGGCTGCTGCACTTTCTGGGTTAAATGACTGCCAATAGTAAGCACTATAAG